TACCCGCCGGAATGAACTGCGTACCCGCCGCTACGTAGTGAAATGAAAAAGCCGCCCCTGATTGGACAAGGACAGCTCTCCAAATTGGTGCCCGAGGCCGGAATCGGATACCGTGAAATGGCGCGGACTTTAGCTGATCGCGCGTAATTTTTGCGTAGTGTTTTGGGTGGATTGCTTGAGCGCCTTTCGGATGCCGTTGCTGACGTTACCGCTTAACGCATCGAAACAGACGGACACAAAAAAGCCGTTCATCGCGGAACGGCTTTTTTGTCGGCTACGCACTACCCTGCCTGGTGGGTTTGGGAATATAGGGTTTTACCCCCGCCGCCGGTGCGCCCCACGGCTGCTTCTGTCTGTACCCTTGCGGGCGTTCTGGCCGGAGACGGGGATGAGAAACCCCTAAAAACCAGAAGACTTCAGCGATTGGTTATAGTTTATAACGAAGTTCCAATGTATGTCAAGTTGCGCAATTTCTCGATACGCATCTTCTCCTGCTTGAACCTCCCCCGGCTAAACCCGTGGGCGTCTTGTGGTAAGCCGAATAATCGTTTGGACATCGCATTTGACGAGGCGCCCCGTTCACCTTGGCGCAACCACATCGCAAGCCGATGTTCTCCACGATCTTCCGCAGCCTGGAAATCCTGTTGCCGTTTCTGCGATACAGGAAGACTCTGCCGTCGCAGCATCTCGATGTTTTCTGGTTCGCCAATGACAAAAGCAGCGCCAACAAGGTCTGCAATATCAGTTGCCATAACGGCTTTCTTGCTGAAACCGTGAGTCAGCGTATTTATTTCGGACAGCGGCACCTCGCCAAACACCAGGCGGCACCCACAAACGGACTTTATCGTATAACCACTCGAAAAATTATCCAATTTTATTTGCCATCAGTGCGCTGTCGTTCTTAACATACAGCGCTCCATTTCCGATGGCGGCGCCGGACGGCTGAAAAGAAAGCCTTGCCAGCCATCGCACCCCATCTCAAGCAACGCGCGGCGATGTTCCTCTGTCTCGATGCCCTCGGCCAGCGTGCGCATCCCCATGTGGCGGGCAATATCCAGGATCGACTGGATAATCACCCTGTCGCTCTTGTCCTCCAGAACGCCAGTAACGAACTCACGGTCGATCTTGATGGTATTGACAGGAAATTTCTTGAGATTGGAGAGATTCGAGTAGCCCGTGCCGAAATCGTCGATTGACAAATCCACCCCCATGCGGCGCAGATCATGCATGATGCGAACCGCATCACCGGGATCTTTGGCCAACATGGTTTCCGTGATTTCAATCTCGATGGCATGTGGTTTCACGTCGTTCTCGCGTAACGCCGACTCGACAACGGTCACGAGATTTCCGCTGAATTGTCTGGTTGAAACATTGACCGCGACCTTCGGGCTGGCAAATCCGTTTTTAGACCATTCGGCGACCTGGCGACAGGCTTCATTGATCGACCATTCGCCGATCTGGATGATGAGAGAGGTTTCCTCGGCTACCGGGATGAATTGTTCAGGAAGTACCACGCCAACGTCGGAATCCCATCGGATCAGGGCCTCCATGCCGATCACGCGGTTGGTAAGCATATCCAACTGCGGCTGGTAATACAGCATGAAATTATCGAGGCGCAAGGCACGAATGATTTGTGTCAACGAATGATTTGAGTTTCGAGTCTCGCGGTCTGTATCATGCGCAAGATTTTTATGTCTGCACGGGACTGAAGGTCAGGGAGAGAATTGATGCTCGCGCCCTGGTCGCTTCGGTTGGCTCTCGTCGCCGGCGGATTTTCCCCGCCGGTCTCCTCGCAAAACTGCTTGCAATATGAATACACCCGGCCCGCATGCGTCAGCATCAACATTTTTCCTGCGATATGGCACAAACTAATTTTCGGCGTCGACTGTCCTTGCGGGTTCCGTCGCGACCTCTTTTCTTCTTTCCGGCAATAATTCCGGCCTGGCTATCACCATCAGCGCTTCACGCTGCACGAGCCGAGACAAGCCGGCCTTGATCCGGCGACGAGTTCCGCTGGCTTGTCGGACATGGGATAACCGGTTTGCCTGCGCGTTAACCCATTCCGCCAGGGCAACCGGACTTCCTACCGCTTCCACCAGCAATTCAGCGAGCAATAAATCCAGGCTGACGCTGGTGCGTCGCCCGTCGATAATAACGCCGACACGCAGGAACCCCTGTTTCTTTACTTCGCTATTTGACCGTGAAATATGTATTGGCATGATACCGTTGCGATTAGAGATAATACAGATTGACAAAAAAATCAGTATTGGCTGGCGTCTCTCCAGTTGGCGAATCTCGTATATTCGCCAAGGAAAGTAAGTCGAACGGTGCCAATCGGTCCGTTGCGCTGCTTGCCGATAATAATCTCAGCGGTTCCCTTGTCGGGGGAATCTTCGTTGTAAACCTCGTCGCGGTAAATGAACAGGATCACGTCTGCGTCCTGCTCGATTGCGCCGGATTCGCGCAAGTCCGACATGATCGGGCGCTTGTTTGAGCGCTGCTCAAGGCTACCCGCGATCCATGACTTCGAGCGCGATGCCTACCGCCAGATGCGTTTTACCGGTTCCAGGCTTTCCGACAAAAATCATGCTTCTTCCGGTTTCTCGGATTTCTTCGAAATTCTCGGCGTAAGACTGGCAAGCGTTCAAAGCGATTCGCTGACCATCGTTCTCGGCGACGAAATTCGACAACCGGCGATCAAGAAAGCGAAAAGGGATGCCAGATTGCTCGATAATCCGCTGGCGCCGGATGCCGTCTTGCTGCAAGCGAATATCCTTGTTTTTTTCCGAGTCCTCCATGGACAATTTCTTCTCCATGCAAGAAGGACAAGACGAAAAGCGTCCGCGTATGCACATCGAGACATATTCGCCGTGTGTCGGACACGTCCGTGTTTCTGACTGGCCAACCCAGTCAGCAAGAAAACTAGAGACTTCCATCAAAAAATTTCCTGAATGCGTTGCGGTTGTGAATGAACCGATAAAAAGGCCGTAAATGCGTTTTTGACTGATGGGATGTAGGGTAATGTGCCTTGCATCGTTTCGTCGCGTTTTTGACCACTTCCGTGGCTTCCTAGCGGCATCGTCGATGCTGTCAGAATGACGATTTTCCAAAAAGAACTAAAAAGAGCCATCGCTGTTAACGCCTTCCCTGTAATTTTTTTCCTCGAAGTTCCCCCATTTCCCCTTGGTGAGCTTGTCGCCAATTTTTTTTTCACCAAAACCAAAAGATGGAGATCCGGCGCGATCCTGTTTCTTTGCCAGCCAGGCAGTGTAAAACCTGGCTATCCCAGCCTTGGTTTTACGTTCTTTCGGGTTGGCCAATAACCAACCTCTCATGTTGCGGAACTCCTGGAGAACGTTCACGGCCGGGTAAAGACTGGTCAGTTCGTCAACCAATGGCTGGTAGATATCGAATTCATCACCACCGAGCAATGGAAACACTATCAAAGGATCAACAGGGGTTTGCAGTTGAAGTTCAAAATTTTGGTCAGTTTCTTTTTTTTGTTCTTTTTGCGAATGCGAAGCTACTTGCCCGGAGGAAATTTTTTCCTCCGGGCTAATGTTTTTAATAAATGAAGTAGAAGAAGAAGAAGAAGAAGGGGACCCCACCGAGGACCCACCAGAGGACCCACCAGAGGACCCACCTTTGGATACCTTTGGTGAATCATTTTTTGTCACGGACGGACTAACCGTTGGCTGTTTTGGACGTGGCACGTTCGGGTTGTTAAAGCTCTTGATTCCTTGCTTTGCGCGAAGTTGTCTCTTGTAGTTATCCACAACCATTCGGGACGAAAACCAGATGTCTCCGCCATCATCTTCCAGCAATACGACAGGATCCCCTTTTTTGCCGGCATGGAATGGTACATATACCAAGGGTAGACCCGAGGATAGACCGTTGGACACACCGAAGGATACACCATTGGATATACCAAAGGTATCCTTTGGTGAATGATGATGACCTTTTTGCATGGCATGCTCATCTTGTGTTTCACCATTAGATACACCATTAGATACACCATTGGATACACCATTGGATACACCATTGGATACACCATTGGATATACCATTGGATATACCAAAGGTATCCTTTGGTTTGCCTTTCAGTACACCCTTCCTTAACAAGGAATGCAATATAGGCAATGACGTGCCAACAGCATGAGCGATTTCTTCCAATGGCCAGCGTAAAACGCCGTATTCATCGCTATCATGGAAAAGACAAAGCACATCTATCCATACGCCTTTTTCTTCGTGGGAACAGCGTTTCAGTTTTTGGTTGACCGACCAGTCGCCTGGGTAAAACTGGAACGATGGCAGTTTGCTCATCCTATTGCGCGTGAAACCTCGGCGTTCATGCCGGGGAGGTAGAGCGCGGAACGCTTCGCGTCCCCCGCTTTGTGGCATACCTGTTCACTCTCCATTTTTGCCACGGTTGAATAACCATACCCGTCTGCACGTTGAATCAATTTGCAGTGCTTGTGGGATATGCCCTGAACAACACCTGTTGCTGTTTGTATATTGAAGCTGCCGGTTGCGCGCACAGCTACGCGCCCAGAATAGATTCCAGCTCTCTTGCCAACCGGAACGCTGGCCTTGACCATATCCCCTGTCTGGAAACCTTTGATACGCTTATCCCGTGTCAGGTATCCGCGCGGGAACCCGAAGGCATCCAACCGCGTGCGCTGGTAGCTTCCGCGCCCTGTCGCCTTGATGACCAGTGTCGGCTTTCGCCAATCCTCAACAGCACTCACCACGCCAACGCATACCGCATCCAGGGCGTGTGTCTTGGGTATCCCGAGTTGAGCGCGGTTGAACTTTGTCAAACCGCCTGATCCTGTTGTAACGGCAACGCCTGTTGCCTTGATCTGCTGAAACAATGCCCAGCGGGTACTGTTGACCGCGGCGGCATCTTTCAACGGAGCCTTGCGCTGGGCCTCGATGCGGGCTAACCGTTTCGGGTCTTTCGCCAGGAATTCGGCCACATCCCGATTACCCTTGCGCTGGTTGCAGGGCTGGCAGGCCAGCGTGAGATTGCTCACCCGGTCGCTGCCGCCTTTCGAGCGCGGCTGGATGTGGTCGATCTCCAGCGGCACGTTTTGCGCATCGCAGTAGACGCACTTGCGGCCCCACTTCTCCAGCAGGTATTCCCGTACTTCATAGCCAAACAAAGTGCCTTGCTGATACTCCGTTCCAGAGATTTCCGGGCTCTGCAAAGCTTGGGTGTCGAACCGCACCAGTTTCTGCGATAAAGCCGTTACAGGCGCCCACCGCATGAGGCGTTTGACCCAGGCCATCGTGGTGTCAACACGATGTCGCAGGCTGGGCGCGAGCCATCCTTCCGGCCGGGTGCGGTTGTCGAACCGTGCTGGACGGTAGCGCAGATTCGCGCGGCGAAACCGGCGGTGCGCCCGACGCGCGCTGAGCGCATCGCGGATCGCGTGACCACGGTGATGCAGTTCCGCGAGAAACAACACATGGGCCATCTTTTGCGCCTCACCCGTTTCTGCGTCAACATCTTCGCTTTCCCGTGTCAGCGCGATGCCGGTGGTCTTGCTGCCCGGGTCGAGCTTGATCCGCACCGGCTGCAAAGCGCTTTGCCCTACGCGCCGATCCACCAGGCGAATCGTGAACGGCGCCATCCGATGCACCCGCGCACGGCCGCGTTCGAGCAGCAACCGCGCCCGTTTCTCCGAGCACGGCATCAGCGGTTTCTTGCTTTTGTCCAATACAAAAACTGCCATTTTTTACTCCTTGCCCTTACGGGCCTTGTGACGCTGGCCTTGCGGCCCGTCTCCCCTCGGGAAAGTCTGCAACCGGCTCCTGCCTTGCGGCAGCGGCGAGAACCTTCGGCGCTTTGCCTTTCGCCAGCATGATCCTCATCTTGCAGAGCGACGAACTGAGGAAGCATTCGCCGGTGCGTCTTGACGACCTGTTGCAAACGTAGCGGGCTGGTTACCGCTTTCCCTGGTCAACCAAGCTTGTTTTCACAAGCTCCGCCGTTTAGGGCGGGGTAGTTGACCACATTGCGCGGAAAACCCGGGCGTTCAGGCCGGGAGGGATAGCACGGCGGCACAAACCGCCCCTGTTCCCGCTTCTCCTTTATTCGTTGCTATGTAACCGGTAACTATCCCGCGTTCTTCCCCCGTCGGCGAAGATCAGGACAATAGCACCCAGGATCACTGAATCGTGGGAGGCTATAAGATGGCTGGAAGTATGGGGAAGGCGAGTCGGAAACGACT